ACGACAGACCAAGACCAGCAAGACTCGGCAAACCAAAACCATTTAATACTAAAACTAAAGCTTATAAAACTGCAAGACGTTCAGCAGGTCAAAAGTTCGGCAAGAAAAATAGCTTTGTTAAAAACCTATACATAGCAAAGAAGCTTAAAAGAAAATGAAGTTACCTAACGAGATAGTCTTTGGAAGCAGACTTATTAAGTTAAACCTCATTGACCACGAATTAGCTTCTAAGAAGAACATATTTGGACAATTTGAATATAGTAAAAACCTAATGACTTTAGACAAATCATTAGACCCTATTGAGATGAGTAATACTTTGTTACACGAATTATTCCACTTACTACATGATGAATACAAAATAGATTTAAGTGCAAAAGCTGAAGAAATATCCTGCAATTCATTAGCTAATGGTATGTGCCATATCCTTTACCAAAACCAAGAATTATTAGACTTCCTTTACAAATCTCTTAAAAAAGAATAATAGAACATTTAACGAACATTTCGGTTAATATGGGCAAAGAGATACTAGTAATAGACAAAGGTGGTCGTCCACCATTTGAATTTACCCCTAAGGTTTTGAAACAAATAGAAGATTTAGCAAGTTATATGTGTACGAAGGACGAAGTAGCAAATATCATAGGTTGTTCTAGGCAAACTCTATGGAGAAATCAAGAAGCATTAGATTCATACGATAAGGGGGTTAATGTTGCAAAACTTAATATAAGAAAAACCCAGTTTGATATTGCCAGTAAACTTAATTCCAGTATTATGGCTATGTGGTTAGGTAAAGTTTATCTTGGACAAACCGACAAGATACAAAATACTGACGACAATATTCCTTTACCGATCTACGATATAGTAGAAGAACCAAAAGAAGTTATTGAAATGAAGGAAGTTAAAAATGAGTAAATGTTTATTCTGTCAAAAACCAATGATGAACAAATTAGAGCAACATATTAAAGCTTGTTCTAAATGTATTGTAGATCTACTTATGAAGAAGCATAATTTAAAAGTTAAGAAACAAGCACCAATCATAATTAACACTAGAAAAAATGGTTAAATTTAGTTTACGAAGTTCTGATAAAAGCAAGAAGGGTGGACTATCTGCATCTGGTAGAGCAAGATACAATCGTGCAACTGGAAGCAATCTAAGACCACCAGTAAAAGGCAGACCAAATACAGCAACAGAATTTAGACGCAAAGGTTCATTCTTAGTTAGAATGGGTAGTAGTAGAGGTAGATTGTTTGACGAGAAAGGCAACAAGACTAGACTAAAGCTATCATTAGAAGCTTGGGGATATAGAGGTAGAAGCAAACCTGAAGCAGTAGCTTTGGGCAGAAGGTATTTAAGAACATATCAAAACAAAAAGAAATGATACAATGTGTGGGCGAAAGAAACCAAAGATGCTAGATAAGAAAATGCGAGGGACAAACGACTTAGAAGTTATTATTTATAATCTTAAAAAAGAAATAGATAGACTAAACGAAGAACTACAAGCCAAAGACATTGAGTTAAAAAAACTTCAGTCTAATGATTAATGTCTTTATTGGATATGATAGCAAAGAGAAAATAGCTTACCACATACTAGCCGAGAGCATACTAAGACACAGTTCAGTACCGGTATCATTTACACCAATATACTTACCTAACATTAAAGATTCATTTAATAGACCAAAGAACAGTTTATCATCTACTGAGTTTTCTTTTAGTAGGTTTATAGTTCCATACCTTATGAACTATAATGGTTGGGCATTATTCCTAGACTGCGATATGCTATTTAAAACTGACATCAAAGAATTATGGAATTTAAGAAATGATGATTATGCAGTTATGGTTTGTCAGCACGATTACGTTCCTAAGCATCTATCTAAGTTCGGCAATCAAATACAAACTGTTTATGAGAAAAAGAACTGGTCAAGTTTAATGCTAATGAACACAGCTAAGTGTAAACAACTTACAAAAGAATACGTTAATGAAGCATCAGGATTAGAACTTCATCAATTTAAATGGACTGATAAGGTTGGTGGCTTACCTTTAGAATGGAATTGGTTAGTTGGAGAATATCCACACAATCCTAAAGCTAAGAACATACACTTTACAGAAGGTGGTTGTTACTTTGATAAGTACGAGACTTGTGATTACTCATCAGATTGGTTTGATGTTTATACGAATACTGTTAAGATTCAATTATGAAAGCTTTTGTAACTGGTTGCGACAAAGACTACATAGATATACTTGATTGGTTCTTAGAAGGTTATCATAAGCATATTAAGATTCCTTTATACATAGCAAACTTTGGAATGTTAAAAGAATATCATAATTCATTCTTAGTTGCTTCAGATGGTAGAACTTGGTTCTATAAACCTAAGGCAATAGAAAAAGTACCAGCAGATAAAATCATTTGGCTAGATTGCGACATAGAAATTAAAGAAGATATATCAGATATGTTTGATATGCTAGATGACTGCGATTATCTTGTTAGTAAAGACCATGCAGTTAGAACTGATAGATGGCAAACTGGAATAGTCGGCATAAACAATAAACAAGTTTTAAAGAAATGGTTTGATAGATGCGAGATGAGACAAGAACGAGGAGATCAAGAAGCATTTAACATAATAGCACACGAGTTTAAGATCAATAGAATACCAGACAATTATCATGGGTTAAGATTAGGTAAGAATAATGATATAGCTAAAACAATACATTGGACTGGAAATGATGGAAAAGAAATTATTAGAGAGAAGATTCGTAAGTCAGAACAAAAATCCAAACATAATCTCAGTACCAATTAAGTTCATTAAGTATTCAAATCAATTCAACAAACATAATTGGCTTAGTCTCAAAGTAAGATCAGAACGAGATAACTTATATCTAAATGACAATTTAGCTAAACGCAGATTAAAAACATTACCTAAGATTGATAATCTATTTAACCCTATAATAGTTTGGGCTAGTGATTATTTGATCTGCATATTCGGCAACAAAAGATTAAAGACAGCTATTGATAAAGGTTACACACATATAGACTGTTTAATTTATAATAACTTTGAACAAGCAATAAGTATTGGAAATAGTATTTGGAATACATTTAAACAATATGGTCTATCTAAAGTTGATTATTTATTAACAACTGATAATCAAGCTATACTAAACATAGACAAATATATGGTGGAAGAAAAACAGTTCATAGATACTTACGCAACACACCAACAAGTCTTAATCCAAGAAGCTTTAAAATCCAATGAAGATATAATGGAAACTGGTTGTGGTTATTATTCTACACCATTGTTAGTTGAGATAGCAAAAGCTAAAGGAGTTAAATTAATATCATTTGTCCAAGAGATTAACTGGGCTAGAAAATTTGACTATTTAATCGGTTCACATTATCAGCAAATACAAATAGACTTTAAACAAGAAATACCATTAACACAAAGATTTGGAATGTGCTTTTTAGACCATGAACAATTTGTAAGAGATAGAATTAAACATCTTAACAACATACTAGAACATACTAATACAGTAGTAGTGCATGATGCTGATAGAGTTCAATCATTTGCTTTATTGCATAAACCACACAGTATTGAAATGCACAAACACTTAACACCTCACACAGCAGTTATTAGAAATGTTTAATCCTTACGAATACTTTAAAGGCAAGAATGTTTTATTAATTGGTAATGGTGAGAAGTTATCTGATATTAATTATGATAATTATAATTCAATAGTTAGAATGAATCTTGGAATACAAGATAGTCCATGTCATGTATGGATTAACAATTTAGTAAACGAAGGACATAATAAATTAAAAGAAATTCCACGCATACAAAACATAGTTAGATTAAACTTTGAAAAAGATGGTAAGAGAGCAGAACGTATGCCAGATTGGGTTAAGAAAAAAGCTTGGCTATGGAACAAAGAAGAATACAACTTAATGATACAAATATATAACTATCCAAGACCAACTACTGGTTTCGTTTCAATCTATTGGTTACTCAATTACTGTAATTGCAAAGTAACTATTACAGCATTTGATTTCTTTAAAACTAAGAATAGATATACAATGGAAGATACAAACCATATTGGAACACCAAAAGGTTATAACCATGATGTTGAATTGGAAGAAGAAGTTATTACTAAACTTATTCAAAGAGGATTAATCAATGCCATTTAGCAAACCACAACTAGACGTATATACTTGTCCAAATAGATTTAGAGTTTTAATTACTGGTAGAAGATTCGGCAAGACACACTTAGCCATGTATGAACTATTAAGATTCGCAAGTCGCAAACCTAACTCAAAGATATTTTATGTAGCACCTACTTACAGAATGAGTAAGGAGATTATGTGGAAGCAATTAAAGAAACTTACAACTGAAAAGAGATGGATTAAATATGCCAATGAAACAGAACTATCTTTAGTATTAAGGAATGGTTCACAGATAAGTTTAAAAGGTGCAGATAAATCCCCTGATAATTTACGAGGAGTTGGATTAGATTTCTTACTACTAGATGAATATGCAGATATACCAGTTGAAGCTTGGACAGAAGTATTACGACCAACAATCTCAGATAAGCACGTTACTGGTAATGTATTATTTATAGGAACACCTAGAGGATTTGGTAACTGGTCTTATGAGATATATCAAAAAGGTTTAGGTGATGACCCTGAGTGGAAGTCATTTAAGTTTACAACATTAGATGGTGGTCAAGTTGATAAAGACGAGATTGAACAAGCTATGAAAGATTTAGACGAGAGAACATTTAGACAAGAATATTTAGCATCATTTGAAACCTACTCAGGAGTTGTTTACTATAACTTTGATCGCCAATTAAAT